GGTGCTGATCAAGACCAAGCAATTCTAACACCACATTTAGACACTGCAGCAACAGCGTGGGCAGGAACTTTATGGGGAACAGAAAACCAAGTGCATTTTGAAACATCAATTATGTTACCTGCTTTAGACAACCAAAAAGTTTGGGCTGGTTTAAAATTGACTAATGACCAACTTATTGCAACTGACGCAAACCAAGCATACTTTAAGTATCAAACAGATGCTACTAACTCAGAAGCATTTGATGATTATGCTGTTTGGCATTTTGTTCACAGTATTGGTGGCACTGATTATATCACTGCACTACCTATTACTGTTGCAGCAAACACACCTTATCATTTAAAAATAGAAATAGATTCTTCTAGAAAAGCAACTATTTTTGTAAATGGTATTCAGTATAATGTTGCAAATACAGCTGGTTCAACTGGTGGTACAACAGCTACTGCGGTACAACCAAGTGCACTTCCAGTTAAAACTGCAGCACTAACAGATGACGTTGATTTAATTCCTTACGTTGGAATTGAAGCTGGAGCAGCAGCTGCGGAAGCAGTTAACGTACATTATGTGTGTTGCAGCAGAAACGTTTACGAATAAAAATAACTCTGAGTAGGGGAGTAATGTCCCCTACTCTTTTAGTAGGAGAAAAACAAAATGGCAGACGTAGTATTAAATCAAACATTATTTACTGGTGATAGAAAACTTATAACTCACTATAATAACGTTTCAGATAACTCTGGCGGATCAACAAAAATAATAGATGTTGATGCAGCAGCTAATAATCGTTCAGATGGAACTTCTTGTTCTAGAGTAACTTTAAATAAAATATGGTACAGCGTATCAATGACAGCAAAAGTAGATGCTGTTAAATTAACTTGGGACGCAGACACTGACGCAACTTTCTTAACTTTAGAGGGTGATGGACATTTAGATTATAGTTCTATTGGTGGTATTAAGAATAATGAAGCTACTGGTGCAAGCGGAGATGTTATAATAGTTATGCCCGCGTGCACAGCTAATGATAGTGCAACTATTACGTGCGAGTGGATTAAAACGTATTAATAAGGAGTAGCTATGGGAAACACTACTTCAGGAACTACAACGTTCGACAAAACTTTTTCTATTGATGAAATTGTAACAGAGTCTTATGAAAGAATAGGTGTTCAAGACCTTAATGGTTTTAGAATAAAATCAGCACGTCGTTCTTTAAATATAATGTTGCAAGAATGGGGCAATAGAGGATTACATTATTGGGAAATAGACGAAACAAACATTGATTTAATTGAAAATCAAAACCAATATGTTTTTTACAGAGCAAGTGCAGATGGGACAAGTGCGACCACTACACCTACGAACGGTATTTACGGCATGGATGATGTTCTTGAAGCAACTTATAGAACAGATAGAACACAAAGCACTCAGCAAGATACAGCTATGACTAAGATTGATCGTTCAACTTATTCTGCTTTAGCTAACAAATTAAACACAGGTCAACCAACACAATATTATGTTCAAAGGTTAATTGATCGTGTTAATATTTTTGTTTATCCAACACCTAATTCAACAGCTGCATCTAAAGATATGCATTTATATTTTGTAAAAAGAATACAAGATGTAGGTGATAATTACACAAATGCAACTGACGTTCCTTATCGTTTTGTTCCTTGTATGGTATCTGGTCTTTCTTATTATTTAGCACAAAAAGAAAAACCAGAATTTGTTCAACAATTAAAATTATTATACGAAGATGAATTAAACCGTGCGTTAGTTGAGGATGGTTCTTCTACTAGCACACACATAACACCGAAAGCGTATTACCCAAATGTCTAATTTTGCAACAGGAAAAAAATCAAAAGCAATATCAGATCGTAGCGGCATGGCTTTTCCATATACTGAAATGTTAAAAGAATGGAATGGTTCGTTTGTTCATACTTCTGAGTTTGAATCAAAACATCCACAAATAGAACCAAAAGCACACAAAGCAGATGCTGTTGGTTTGCAAAATGCAAGAACAGATAGAGAAGAAAACGCTGTTCCAAATTTATTAAAAACTAATCCTTTTAAAACTGGTTCTGCTAGTTCTTCTACAATTACAGTTACAGAAACTAGTCATGGTAGATCTACTAGTGACACTGTTAGGTTTAGAGATGCAATTGGTTTTGACGGAATAACAACAGATAACATTAATTTAGCTGCTGGATATACAATAACTGTGGTAGATACAGATACATATACTTTCTCAGTATCGACAGATACTGCGACAACTGGTAGTATTAACGGAGGAGGGTTTAGGGCTTACGCTGGTCCGGCCACATTAGTAGCATGACAACATACGCAGAATTAACACAACAAATATTAGATTATACAGAAACAGACACTAATGTTTTAACGTCAACTATTACTAACGATTTTATAGAACATGCTGAAATGAGGTTGTATAGAGAATTAGATATTGATCCTTACAAAAAGAATGCAACGGCCACACTAACTTCAGGTACAGCTTTTGTAACATTACCAGGATCAATTCCTACTAATTTTAGCACCATACGTTTTGTGACTATTTATAGTCCTAGTGGTTCACTTGGTGGATTGACTGATAATGAAAGAGTAATTTTAGACAAAAAAGACGCGTCTTATTTATCAGAATATTGGCCTAATCGTTCTACTACAGGCGTTCCAAAATACTATGCAAATTATGACGAAGACTCAATACTTATTGCACCCACACCAAATGCAGCTTATACTATAGATCTAGAGTATAACGCTCTACCAACAGGATTAAGTTCAAGTAATACTACTACTTGGATTAGTACAAATGCACCAACTGCTTTGTTATATGCCTGCCTAGTGGAAGCTTTTAAATTTTTAAAAGGCCCAGACAATATGTTAATAATGTACGAACAAGCATATAAAAATGCTATAGGCACATTAGCAACAGAACAAATGGGTCAGAAACGAAGAGAAGAATATAGGGACGGGGTAGTTAGGTTAGCTATTCCATCGACAAACCCATAAGGAGATAATATATGGCAAACCAAATATGTAATGTTTTTAAAGAACACCTTTTAAAAGGTAATCATAACTTTAGTTCTTCTGGTGGTAACACTTATAAGATAGCTCTTTACACTTCATCTTTAACAGTATCTGATGGTTCATCAGTAACTGGATATAGCACGACTAATGAAGCATCAAACTCAGCAGGTTCTGGTTATACTGCTGCAGGTAACACTTTAACCAACAACGGAGTTACAGGCAGTTCTTCTACTTCAACCGTGTTTGCAGATTTTGCAGATACGTCTTGGACATCAGTTTCAACAACAGCACGATACGCGGTTATATATCAATCATCTGGTGGAGCAGCGACTGCTGGTGCTGCTACAGATTCAGCAGTTTGTGTTTTAGATTTTGGTGGAGATTTTACAACTTCTGCTGGGACACTAACAATTCAATTTCCAGCTGCAGATACGAGTAATGCTGTTATAAGATTATCAGGTTAGGGGTGTAAATGGCATTAGTCCTTAACGATAGAGTTAAAGAAACTTCAACAACAACGGGTCAAGGCACACTATCTTTAGCCGGAGCAGCAACAGGTTTTGAAACATTTGTAACTGGTATTGGTGATGGTAACACGACCTATTATCTTGCTGCACATGAATCAGACGGTACGTGGGAATTAGGTATTGGAACTATAACTGATGCTTCTCCCGACACTCTTGCACGAACTACGGTTATTGACACATCAGCAGGAAACACAACTAAAATAGATTTTGCATCTGGTAGTAAAACAATATTTTGCACACTACCTGCAGGTAAAGCTGTATTCCTAGACGCAGATGGTGACGTAACATTAGGTGCTAATTTAAGTGTTGGAGGAAATTTAGATGTTACTGGAACTTTTGATTTAAGTGACTCAAACTTTACAAACGCTGGCGACATACAATTAGATTCAATTACAGGAGATGGAGATACTAACACTAAAATTACATTTAGTGGTTCAGATGTAATTACAGTAACAGCAGGAGGAGACAATCAAGTTACATTTACAAATGGTGCAATTGTACCATCTACCGACAATGACATAGATTTAGGCACAAGTTCTGTAGAATTTAAAGACGCATTTTTTGATGGTACAGTTACTTCTGATGCATTTGCAGGTCCGTTAACCGGTAACGTAACAGGAAACGTATCTGGCACCGCGGCAACTGTGACAGGTGCAGCTCAATCAAACATTACTTCTTTAGGAACACTAACAACACTTACTGTAGATAATGTAATTATTAACGGTACAACGATTGGTCATACTGACGACACTGATTTAATGACGGTAGCTGATGGAGTATTGACTGTAGCAGGTGAAGTGTCAATGACAACTCTTGATATTGGTGGCACAAATGTAACATCAACTGCAGCAGAATTAAATTTAGTAGATGGAATTACAGCAGGAACTGTTTCGGCTTCACTAGCTGTAATTGCAGATTCAAACAAAGATATATCAGGTTTTAGAAATGTAACTTTAACAGGTGAACTTGATGCAGCGACACTAGATATATCAGGCAATGCTGATATTGATGGCACAACTAATTTGGATGCAGTAGACATTGATGGTGCAGTTCAACTAGATGCAACTTTTACAGTTGGTGTTGATGATACTGGTTATGATGTTAAATTCTTTGGAGCTACAGCAAGTGCATACATGTTATGGGATGCATCTACAGATGATTTGGTTTTAGCAGGAGCTGCAGGAATTGACCTTGCTGGCGACATAGATGTAGATGGTACAGCTAATTTAGATGTAGTTGATATTGACGGAGCAGTTGATATGGCTACTACCTTAACGCTAGGTGGTAATGCTGATTTTAATGGTGACTTAGATGTAGACGGAACTACAAATTTAGATGCTGTTGATATTGATGGCGCTGTGCAAATTGATGCAACTGTAACTGTTGGTGTTGATGACACTGGTTATGATTTTAAATTGTTTGGTGCTACATCTGGTAGTTTTTTATTGTGGGATGAATCAGATGATGCATTAGAACTAACAGATTCATCACCAATTAAAATTGGTGATGGCGGCGACATGACTATCTATCACGACGGTTCTCATTCTTATGTTACAAATGCAACAGGCACTTTAAAACTTGCAACTGAAACATCTGGTAT